TTAAGAAGGAGGTAAGAAAAATGGAAGAAACTCGTAAGTTGGACGTAGAAAGTCAGTATGACCATTTCGTTGTGGAAATCGAAGTCGTTGACGGAGTTCGAGATGGCTACCGCAGTTTTATCGCTGCTTGTGATGGCGCTTATTACGACGGAAGCGACTACAAAGCAGCGAAAGCAATGTATGACAAACTCGCTGAATACGAAGACGGAATCCACGGTGCCGTTATTTTGACGGCGCACAACATCGAATACGATGATTGGGATGTGCTGGAAACAAACGAAATCAATGATGTTTATCAGCAGGACGAAGAATAACCATGCACCCGCCCCGGAGGTCGAGGGCAGAAAGGTGCAAGCTATGTATAAGACAGAGAATTGTAAGTGAGCTACCGCCCCAAAATCATTTTTGCCTGCCCGCGGGCATGGTACGCGGGCGCTGATTATCCAGGCTTGCAACGACGGAAATTATTTTGAGGGAGTGTATCATATGAGAAAGCAAGTGACGAACAAAGCGCTGATGGAGGATTCCGCCATAGCTGCCGCTATCGACGCAGGAGATAGCCAGGCAGATGCAGCACGGAAATTTGGCGTATCGCCGAACGCCAAATTTCCGTGCTGCATCTGCCATATAGCAAAGGCGGATATTGCCTTGCCCCGGACAGCGAAAACGCTAAACGAATCCGCAAATGCAGAGAAAAGAAAAAAGGCATCCGCCGAAGCTGATGCCTATCCCTTGAAACCATGAAGGCGTACTTGAAGCAGCTCATCCGCGATGACATTGCGCGCCACGCGCAGGAGGACACCATGCCGGAAAAGCAAAAGGAACAGCTTATTTCGCAATCGGCAGTTCTGTCCATGGGCTTCACAAAGTCCATGATAGGCAAGCTGCTGCCGCCGCCCGTCCTAAAACGGAATCCGCATTATGCGTCCTCCGCGCCCATGAAGCTGTGGCGAGAGGATGATGTGCGTTCCGTCATGGGGACGCAGGAGTTCCAGACGATGGCGGCGAAAGCAGTCGCACGGAAAGCAGCGTCCGCAAAAGCCGTCGAAACGAAGCGCAAGAACGCCGAAGCCATTGCCGACGAGCTCATTGCTTCCATCCACGTTACGCGCTGGGATATGCCCATTCTGGAAGAGGCGACGCTGAACGCAAAGCAAGAATGGTATTTGGAGCATGGCAATGTGGATATATTGTCCCCGAACACCGAGACGCTGGAACGCTGGATGGTTAATTTCATCCGCCATAACCTCTGCGAATATGATGACAAATTAATTAACCTTTTCGGGCTTGTCGGCAAGGAAGAGCTGTACCATCGCCTAAAAACCGAAACCCTTGCGAAAATCGCGGGGGTGTATCCGGAACTTGACGTTGAGTGCAAGCGTCAGGCGCAAGAATAGTGTACAACAAAAAAAAGACCGGGACATTACGTCCCGGCTTTCTTTATATTCCTTTTGGGTAAAATCTCGGAGTATTTCTGCGCCTCGTCGTACTTGTTTTTAAGCGTGTGTATAATATAGTCAATCTTGCGAATGCTCATATTGTACTGCATTGATTGCTTTGTTCGTGTCCAGCCTTTCGCCCGCGACCTGATAATCAGTTCTTCTTCATCGGACAAACAGGCTTCATCCACAAAAGCATCCACAACCGCTTTTGTCCATACGACTTCGCGGCTCATGCGTTACTCCTTCGTTTTATCCTTGCCATCCGCGACCGCAGCCGCGTCCGTCATGCCCTCGCCGATGATGTAGGCGATAACCGTAGCACCCGCCATGATGATGCTGCCGACCTGTGTTGCGGTTTCATCCGCCACGCCGAATGCCATAATCAGCATGGTTACAAAGGATACAACCGCCGCCCAGAACTTGCGGCTTGTCAGTTTGCGCTTCAAATTCTCACTCATTTTGCATTTCCTCCCTTTAGGGCATTGCCCCTCAACCAATTATCAATTTCCCTGCTTGCCGCCGTCATTTCGTCGGCGTTGCCGTTGTGTAACTCATGCTCCAAAAGTGCCTGTACTCCGGCGCACGTTACCATCAGTCCGTCACGCAAGCCGCCGATGCGCTCTTCGTGCCCATCGAGTCGGCGCTTGTCTGTGTCCAGCTTGCGATTGATGTCAGCGACGCTGGATGCAAGCGTGTTTGTTGGCTGCTCCTGTCGCTTGCGTTCGTCCCTCACATTTTTTCGCGCGGTGTAAAATGTATTGTATGCTCCCAGCAGAACGAGAATCACGCCCAGCGCCAGAATCAGTTTATCGGCGGTGATGTTTTCCATGTTAGCCGACCCCGCCTTCCAGTGCTGTGACGCGTTCCTCCAACTTTTCGATACGTTCCGCAAGCTCAGAGAACGTGGGTGTTTCCGTTTTGGAAATACCCACATCGACAAACTCCTCCATCATGTAGCCTTGATTTGTCTCCGTCTCGATGTGCAGCCATCCGCCACTATTCCCGATGACGTCGACAGTCGTGCCGATTTTGACCTTTTCCAGCACCTTTGCGGATTTGCTCGGCTCTGCGCGAAGGTTGACCGTGCTGCCGCTCTGCGCTGTCACGCGTCCGACGCAAATAACATCGTTGCTATCATCCACCATTGGTGTTTCCTCCTTGTAATCGACTTTCTTTAGGTATCCTGCACACGCCCATGACTTGACGGGTGAAGCGACGAAGCCCGTTGCGCTGCTCTGCGCATTGAGAACCTTGCCGTCCTCACCCATCAGCCCGATGTGGTAAAAATCCCTCAAGTCGCCGTTGTAGTATTTGCCGCCCTGCTTGTAGCCAGACGGCAAGGCATACCGCGAATCACCCGGATTCCGGCACTTAAAAACAGCCATTCCGGGCTTTGCGGCGGAGATTGGGACAAGCTCGACAATTTCCGTCCGAGCAATGCGGTTGCTGCCGTGATAGATGCTCTGCCCGTGCTGACGGTATGACCACACAAACGCGCCGGAGCAGTCAACGTTCCCCGCCTCCGCTGCACCAGCCGTATACTTCCAGTGCTCGTCAAGCATCCGCTGGAAGTCGCCCAGAATGGCGGATACTGCGATTTTGGGCATGATGACACCTCCTCAAACTTGGTACTAACTTGGTACTAACTTGCAAGTTGCACGCAACTTGCGTGCAACTTAAAAAATGCCGAAAAATCGGCATTTGCGAAACGCTGAGCAGAAAGATTGCAACTTAATTGCAACTTAGATTGTGTTTTCTCCACCATTTTCCGCCGCGTCCAGCGAATCATAGTACGCCTGCGCCAGCTTCTCGACTTCCGCGATGTCGTCCTCCGTCAGCAGACCATTATCAAGGTGCGTATATGCCTTATCAAGCCAAAACGCCACATCGCGCCCCGCGGAAATCTCGCGCTTAATCGCGCGCAGCGTCAAATCGTGCCGTGCCTTACTGTTGATAGCCATAAAGATACCTCCTTAATTTTGCGTCATGGATGCAATCGCATCCTCAAGATTTTTGATTACAATGGTCACGTCGCGCTGATACGTTGCCGTCGCGCCAGCGCCGCCGCTCACGCTGATAACGGTCGTCGGGGCATAGGTGGTCAGCGCCTTGTACGCGCTGATTTCAGCAGCGGAAAGGGCGGTTTCGACGGGTGTTGCAAGCGATGTCAAAACATACACCTCTTTCGCGTCGAGGAATGCTTTGAACTCATCAAGTGTTGATGTGCCTTTTTGCGCATAGGCAAAGCCGATGAGGTTGTTTTGGTTTGCGATAGCGCCGCCGACAACTTCCGAACCTACGGTGGTGGAAAAGTGCGTACAAAGAACATTTGTCGCAGAAGTGCCAGCGAACCAAGCAAAGTATCTATCAACCTTTTGTCCGGACGTCTGCCAGTTGAGCGACGATGTTACCTTGATTTTGGTGATACGCTGCACGCGCACCCTTCTCTCCAAATCCACTTCGTCGCAAACCCACTGCTGCCCGTTCTCGTCCGTGTAGTTTCCGCCGGATGTGACCGGGATGCCCGGCAGTGCGTTCGGCGTTTGCAGCGTCAGCGTCTGCGATTCGTTCGCGCCGTCCGACACCGTGACCACCACCGTTCCGCCGTCACCCGCGCTGACAATCGGCACGGGCGCAGTCGGGAGCGGCGTGCCGTCCTGCGTGCTTTTGCCGCAGATGCGCAGACCGACAAAAGGCGCGGCGAAAGAATCCGTCACAGTAATCGACGCGCCGGACACACTGCCAGATAACACATTCGCGCGCGCGGAAAGCGTGTTGGCGGTATTCGTGACCGCGCGGATAGCGTCGCCAGCAGCTTTCGCGTCCGCCGCGCGGTTCTCCAGCGCCAGCGTCTTGTCCGTCACCAGCGGCGTAGGAATCCCACCGTTTGCGCCTGTGCCGTAAAGCGCCTGAATCACACCAATCGTGCTTGCATCAACCATTAGTTGCCACCTCCCAATTTCACCCACGCGCCCTGCGCGTCCTTCTGCCACATCGAGCCGAACCCGGCGGTGTACGCCAGACTGCCGATGCTTCCAGACTTCCCCGGTTCTGTGCCATTGGAGATGTCGGCGGCGTTATCCAACATCCACTCAACATAGTCCGTGTGGATAGTCTCGCCGTTATTCCTGCGGATTAGATTCCACGCCATTTTGTGCCGCCTCCTTAATTGTGATGATGATACTATCCGATTCCAGTCCGACGTTGCTGCTCGCGTCAACCGCCTGGAATGCAACAATCCGCGTTCCGCTCCCGGTAAATTGAAACTGCTTTGTGAATGTTATCGTTTCCTGCTGAACGTCATAGATTCGCTCGTTTACTGCGCCGTCCACAAGGAAGCGGATTGATGCCGCGTTCTTCTGCGTCACCGTGAACGTCACGCTTTCTCCGACGGCGATTGTCGTTTTGTCCGCTTCAACGCTAACGATTCGCGGACGCTGTGCCTCAAGCGCTGATACATCGTCCTTCCACGCTGCGTATAGCTTGCTATAATTTTGCGCGGCGGTGTTTGAGCGATACGCCGCCATTTGCAGCAGTTCCAGCAGTAACAATTTTTCCTCGTCCGTGATGTACTTCCCCAGAAACTGCTGCGCTGCGGATGTTGCGCTTTCTGCCGCTGCATTCGCGCTTGCCGCTGCGTTTTTGCAGTCTTCCACTTTTGCAAGCACCGTTGTAATGTCGGGAATGACGTTATCCGGGTCGTACACCGTCCCGGTTGCCCCCGCCGCGACGCGTCCCTCAAGCCACAAGATAGCCGTCGTGTCCTCGCCGACCGTCGCCGTGACCATCAGGCGGAAGCGCCCAACAACAGCATAGCAAGCAGCGGAAAGCGTCACGGATGCCACGCCGTCGCTGACTGCGCCTTGCAAAAGAATCGTCGGGTTTTCGTCCGTGCTTGCGACGCTATCCAGCCTGATAAAGCTGCCGACAATCGTTGCGCCCGAATCCATGCTGTACGGCGCGCCGTCCTTCTCAAACGCGATTTTCAGTGTGTGGGCGTTTGCTTCGCCTTGCACGAGCGCCGCTTTGAGCGGTGTCATCCGCAACCCGGCAGACAAGTTGCAAGTATAATTTAACTCATTCATGCGTCCTCCTTATTCCGTTCCTGCTGAAATAAGCCCACTCTTGCCGCCCAGCGCCTCGATGATGCCGCTGACGCTCTTGCCCTCCGTTGACATGGTGACTTGCACCTTTTGCGGCTCAAGCAGCACATTGTCCGCGTTGAGTGTGAGAATGCGCTCATCATAGCAGCGCCCGAATTTAGGCATTGCAACCCGGCAGATGCTCCCCAGCCGGAAATGGTCGTATGGTAATCCTGTTATGGCGGAAAGCTCCACAAGGGAAACGTCGATGGAAATTGGCGGGGTTTTCTTTTTCGCCAGTTCCTTCTTTGCGTTTTCCAGCAGCGTCTCCTTGTCCGTGATGCTGTTATCCGAGTATTTGCCGCACACGATGCCCCACTCGTCGATGGTGTCCGCGTCGATGTAGTCCTTGCCATCGTTTACCGTGCCGACAGTGATGCCGTTTTTGCCGTATGCGTACATACGGGTCACAAGGTCGTCGCGGTCGGTGCTGACCGTTGCGCTGGTTAGCGCACCGTTAAAACGCGCTTCGCAGGAGACGGTGTTTGGCATATTAACGAGGTTGAGCGTCCACGGGTGGGTGGAAAAGTCGTACTGCCACATCATTTCTGCGGGCGACAAGTTCTTGACGTTGTTGATTGCTGTCCAGATGTTCGTTCCCGCGTCAAAGTCGTATGTGAGGTGTTGCGATAATTCGCACGTTCCAATCTGCCACCGTGTTTCCGGCTGGTATGTGAGGAGTTGCGCCAGCACGTCAACCGCGTCAACGGATGCGCTGCCGATTTTTAGCTGCTCCGGGAGAAGCCCGTCCATCAGCGTGGAAATAGCGTGGTCAAGGTTGACTTCCTGCGTCGCGTAATTTCTGTATGTCTGCGTGTCCGAGCGCAAGCGGAAGATGCCGACGCTGCCGCCGATGTGGTACAACTCCACGAACTGCGTTGCGTCCATCCATGTACCGTCCACGAGCGTCATACTCGCGGTGGAAATGTCGTCGATTGTTAGCGATAGAGACAGCGAAGAGGGGCGCAAGCGCTTGATTTCTCGCAGATTTTTGTCCAGCAGACGCGGCAAACGAATGTTGTTTGTGTATGCCTTGCTTGCGTCCGGGTCGGGGATGATGCCGGAAACATAGTCGATTGTGAGGTAGATGTCGCGGACGTCTACGTTAAAAGTCCGTTCAACCGTATCCGTGTAAACTTTTCCCCACATTTGAAAGGATAGTGTTACAATAAGGGATACGGTGCTTGCTCCGTCAGGAAGTGTTACTGTTGCGAATCCTGCCTCGTCAACGTGCACGTCGTTTACGTCCTGCTTTTGTTGATTGCCCCAAAGGTCGCGCCGAAAATCTGCGTGTACTCGTGCGGAAGTGATTACTGCGTCGGCTGGAAGAACAACCGGAAAAGTGACCTTTGTTCTCCCGATTGTTGGATAGCCGACTTCCATCTGCCAACCAGTGGGATTTTCCACATCAGGGTTTACCTCAAGACGGCATTTTATTTTGGACGTTAGGGTTACTTCCTGCGGTATGCCATATGCTTTGTAGTTAATATTTCCGCCCCCTCGCAGTGACCGTCAGCGACAAAAGCCCGTTTCCGCTGAACGACACCTTGTTAATTCCGGGCTTTAGCGTGATTTCATCGGCAGACTGTCCGTTTCGGTTGCCCATCGCGGATGCCCCCGCTGCCGTGATTTGCTGGATGCCGTTGTCGTCGTGTGCTATGCGGATTTCCTCGCCAGTTTTCACGCTGATATTCGTCAGCACGATTTTTTCGCTTCCGCAACTGATTGCAACGTTTGTTAGCGGGTCGATTGCTACAAAAACAGCTTCCAGCGGACAAGCCACGTCCCCGCGATTGTAAACCGTCAGGATGCCACTTTTGCTTGCTTCAACTGTTTCCATTTTGGAAGCAGTTGCTTCCTCCCACCACGGACGCTGATATGCCGTCAGCTTGATTTCCAGCGTGTTCGTCCATTTGAGCGCGGAAACACTCGCCGCCTCGATGCTGTCGATGTATAATCGCTGTTCCGGGCGGTATGACGTGTGCAGGTACTGCCCACCGCTGCCCCAGCGCATGATTTTACCGAGGACAAGCTGCCTGTGGATGGTGTTTGCTTCGTGGATTTCCACGGCGATTGTTACCGTGATGGACTGCCGAAGCTGCCCGGTGAGGTACATCCCCCCACCAGGGCGTGCTTCGGTCGTCACGGCTTCCTTCGGCGCGTCCTCCGAAATGTCGATGATGATAATGGACGGGTCGAGGTCTTCCAGCGCTTCCTCACCCATCCACGCGCGGTATCGTGTTACCATTTATCGCGCCACCTCCATCAGATTTCCACGGATGCCCCTGCCGATTATCTTGTTAACAATGGGAGCAACCTCCGTTGCGACGGTTTTGCCGTCCACGCTGAATGTGTTATTGATGGTTGTTGGCGGAAGCCCGGAAACCGCGTTCGCAATTTCGTCCGGGTTTGCAACTTGAACGAAGAGAACGCCGTCGCTATTGCTAAAAATGTTGGGTGCGCTATTGTTTCTTAGGCTTTCCTTGTAGTTCTCCATCATTTCTCCAAGCGCATTGAAAATAGACTGCGTTACAAAATCTTCCTGTATCGTTCTACTTTCGATTTCTTTTGCTGCGTCAATGGCGCTTTCGATGGCGGAGAAAACATTGCCGCCCGTTGTTTTTTCTTGCTGTTCGCTCGAAGGTGCGCCGATGTATGTATTCGGCACAAATTTAGGGTGCGCTGCGTTGGCAATAATCGTGTCCATCATATATAGTGGCGGCATATCTTTTGTAGCTCGATTGTTCCACTGCTCCGCTTCTTCGGCTTCCCGCTGACGCTGGTTTTCCTCCATGCGCTGTTCCAAAATGTCAACGATGTCGTTCATTTCCTGCGTCTTTATTTCGACGAGCCGATTCCACCGCTGCGCGCGGGCTTTGATGTCGTCGGGCATTAGCCCATCCTCAATCATGTCCGCATAGCCGCTTCGCGCTCGTGCCTTTATCGCATGTAGCGCTTTTGCTTCGTCTTTATTGAAGGCGTTTTTATCTTTTGCAACGTCGGCGAACAGGTCAGCATAGCCAGCACGCGCCCCACCATAGTCATGAACCCACGGTTTATTTTTTATTTTATAATTAATCTGCTTGAACCCCAACTGTTCGAGAAGCGCGTTTATGCCGGGAATTTCTGCTTCCAGCGTCTTGCGCATTTTGTCAATGCCAGCTAATAACGAGTTGTTATTTTCCGCCATGTATGCCGCGATTTCGTCCTTTTGCTCAAACGCTTCGAGCGACTTTTGCACGGTTTCCAGCATCGCCTGATACGTCTCATCGTCCGCCAGCGTATACCGCGTTTTGATTTCCGCCATCGCGTTTTCTTCGTCGCGGGCGCGCTGGTAGTCTGCATTTAGCTGCTTGATTTCTTCCGGCGTTAGGTTCAGCAGACGCGAAAGGTACGCATCGTTATCACGAGAGTATGTAGTAAGCCCTGACAAAATGCCAACGTCAACGCCAGCAGCTTCGGCTTGCTGCAAAGCATCATTATAGGCGTGTAGCGCATCCGCATTCGTCCCGTACCAACTAAGCACATTTTCCTTGCTGTAATCGGTATCGAGGAGCTTCTTCATTTCCTCCTGCGTGTGCGTTACCATGTAGCCCATGCCCGATGCAACGCCCTTGTAGGCTTCCTGCGCCTTTTTCAGCGTGTCCGCGCGGTATGTCTCCACGTCTTTCAGCGCGGTCTTTAGGTCTTCGAGCGCTTTCTTCTCGTCCTCGATGGCTTCGTTGAATTTTATCTGTTCTTCGGCTTCCGGGTGTGCACGTTTGTACGCTTCCCATTCCGCTGTTGCCCTTGCAAGCGCGGTCTGATTCTCGTTCAGTTTATCGTTAGTTTCTTCGATTTGCCTGTTAACCTCTTCCAATTCTCCGGCGGCGGCGCTGCTATCGAATGTTTGCAAGCTCATTGCTTCTGTGAGCTTGCTCCACGCCGCAGCTTGCATGTCTCCGAAATCGAAGAGATTTATGGAAGAATCTCCAACCCCGCGAATCGCCCTGTCGACTTCATCATATTGCGATGCAAAAAATTCGTCAAATGTATTGGCAAACGTATAGTTGGCATTTGTTCCAGCCATTGTGCGGACAAAGGACTGATAGGCATTTTCTACCACATCGTGATATGCGGCTTTTACTTCTTCAGCGTTAGACCCCACAATTAACGAGTTTAGATAATCTCTGCGTGCATATAGGGATTCAAGCTGTTTTTCCGTTTCATCAACTGCTGCTTGTGCATCGGTAACGGCGGTATCATGTGCACCATACAGCGACACGCCATTCACGGTATCCACATACTGTTTAATTCTTTCCGTGTTGCCCATAATGGCGTCAGAGGTTAAATCAACGTATTGCGAAAGTCCCGGCATAACGTTTTTAAGGTTTTCGAGGGCTTCCTGCCACGCTTTCGTTGCCTTTACAGCTTTGCCGCTCTCCTGCTCCATGTTGCGCATGGAATTAACGATTGTGAGCGACTGCGCATAGGTCGCCTTTGCGTCGTATATTGCGTCGTCCCGCTCTTGCATGATTTTTTCGGCTGTCGTGTACTGGTACGATTTATCCGACAGCACGTTGTTGAGCAGCGAAATCGCGGGCGTTACAACGCCCAGCAGCCCCTTGCCAAACTCCGTCTTGATGCGGTCGAGGTTCGTTTGCAGCTTGCGCATCTCATTCGAGAAGCTGTCCCCGGTTCGCGCAAAGTCACCCTGAGCGTCCTTTGTGGCTTCCAGCAGATATTGATAGCGCAGCGTCGCATGTTCCGCCTGCGACATTTTATCAAACGCCTTATTCATGCCCTTTTCGAGGGCAAAGGCGTTTAGGTTTGCAACGGACATATTGATGCCCAAAGATTTTACATTTATACCCTCGGTTTCCCGATATTTTGTAGGGGATTAGACTATCTCTTCGCCCTTTCGGGGGGGCGGCTGGCACTTCGCGTCGTGCTAATCTCGACGCTACAATTAGTCGTTACACCTTCCGTCCGTGACGGCTTGGCACGGTATTGTCGTGCTTGCAATTGGCAAGTTTAGAGTTTTACCGTTAGCGCATTTTCATGCACACCGCTTTTGCTTGCGTTCACCAGCAGTTTCAGAATGGATTTCTCCATTAAGCCGCTAAAATCAACGGTTCGGTTTCCCCGGAGATGCCGGAGCGGATTTTCTCAAATGCTGTGTCGTGGTCGAGGTTGTAGAACGACGCCATATCCGCCGCCAGCCCCGCCATATCCGTAGACATTTGGAGAACTTGGTCATCCGCGATGCCCATCGACTTGAGCATAGCGCCCAGCGTGGACGAATACTGTTTCGCCTTGGTTTCCGTGATGCCGTAGGCGTTCAGAGCCTCCTGCGCCCACTTGTTAATTGTGGACGCGGAATCCTCAAACGTCACATCAACAACGTTCTGCGTCTCCGTAAGGTCGGACGCAAGTTCGATTGATTCGCTGATTGAACCTGTGACGCCGTCGATAACGGTATTGACGCCATTCACAAACATATTTCCGAGGAACTGTCCGCTTGCAATTTCGCCGACGATGCCGATGCGTTTTAGAAGCCCAGTGATGCTGTTTTTGGAATCGTCCCCCGAATCCTCTGCGGCTTCCTGCAAGGACTGGATTTGCTGCTGCAAACGCTTGATTTCTTCCGTCGCCTGCGTGGACTGCTGCTGCGCTTGCTGCAATTCCGTCCGAAAACGTCCGCCGTCAAACGTCGGATGAATAGCAAGGCTGTTGAGCTCTTGTTGAAACTGCTCCATTTCCTGCCGGATTTTGTTCAGCTCTTGCGTGTATCCGCTTGTATCAATCTTAAAACTTGCGTACAACTCAAATGCTTCCGCCATCTTCTCCACCTCCCCTCGCCATTAGTCCGTTTATAATATCGTCGCAGATTTCCTCTGCTGTTTTTTGCTTTGTTTCGTGCTTCTCTGCGCCGAAAACGTCGCTGTATGATGGAATTTCCAGATTCGCTCCGCCAAACGACGAAATAGCGAGCACCGTCATCCACGCCATATTAGCCATGTAGCAGCGTTTTGCTTCCTCCTGCGTTTCGTGCGCCAGAAGCACCCCCAGCGCGTGAACGTTTTGCGGGCGGTATTTGTATAACACAGGGATTACATGATGCACCCCAGACGAAGCGCAAAGGTAAAAAAAGCAAACAGCGAATCGAGCGTGTCCTTGTCCATCATGGCGGCGGTTTCCGTGAAGTCCATTTCTGCGACTTCCTCCGCCGTCTTTCCGTGCATTGCGCCGAGAATGCCCATCGTTTCCTTGGGATGCTTGGCGTACAGAATCGGCAGCATCTTCATCAGGATGTCGCGCCCGACAACATCGCCCTTGCTCTTTTCTTCCACAAAGGCTTTCATTTCCTTGCTATTTACCAGCTTGTCGATGTACGGAATGGCGTTCGCCATCTGCTCAAATGCGGTTGCGGTATTCATACGTTTTCCTCCTCAGATTCACTAAAATGCGGCAGGGCTCGAACCCTGCCGCGTGTTATTAAGCGGCGGGGTCGAAGAAAATTACCTCGCAAGGCGCATATCCGTCGGTTTCAAGCCCGTCCTGATGCGCGGTAAACTCCACCGGAATAGTGCCCTCGCCCTTGTCCGTCCACGTCAGCGTTGCGCCCGCCGTGTTCAGCGCGTTTTTGATAGCAATCAGCACATAGCCCTTCGAGGTGTCGCCCACCCAGACGAGACTCTCAATATAGTCCGCGTCCTTGATATCGGTGCGAATCTTAATGGTGTGCTTCTTCTCCGTGTCCGTCACATCGGCAGTGCCGAAAGACCGCTTAAGGTTGTCGGCATTGATTTCAAGCAGAGTAGTCGTCAGCTTGATAGTCCAGCCATCGTTGACGCTGCTGCCTTTCCATTCCTCGCGCTTGCCGTCCGCCTCGATGCTGCGGGTGTTGGGCGTGCAGACGAACGTGCCGCCGCCGCGCGTTGCGCCAATCAGCGCGGAACCGCTTGTCTTTTCGCGCTCCGTTTTCAGCAGCGCGCCCAGCGACGCCGCGTCCGTGGCGGTGGAATAGTCAAAATTGGCGAGAAACATCCCGGCATTGAGCTGCAAATTTTCAAAGGTGCTTGCCCGAAGACCAGTCGTCATTTTGTTACCTCCTGTTAGGTGTAGTAAGTCACGATTTCATAGTAAATCCGCCCATAGCAGACGCTTTTAAGCGTCGTATCCACTTCAAGGCGGAAGAAGTTACTATTGTTGCGGTATAGCGTGATAAAGCCATCGTCGCAATAGATTGCCGTTCCCTCCGGCGGAATGGCGCGGCGAACCTCGTTAAGGATTGCCGCACGCTGCAAGTTGACGTTGCTGCCGTTTTCCGCCTGACAGCAAAGGGTACAAATCATTGTAGACTTGCCAAACGCGTCCCCCTCTTGCACCTGAAACGCGAAATAGGGGAAAGACGCTTCCTCCGGCACCGCGTCCTCGATGTATGCAGGGATGGGCTTGCCCTCGTAGGTGAAGCTGCTCCAAAACTTGTATAGTTTCCGCTGCAAGTCAATCACGTCGTCACCACCTCCGCGTCCGCCTCGCGGAAATGCATATCGCTCTGCTCCGGCGTTGTCATGTCACGCGCGTCGGACGTGATGCGGAAGACCTTGCCGTCGGAAATCCGCTTCACGCGGTCGTTCGGAAGCAGTTCCAGCATATCGGAAAACACGATGGTGAAAAGTTCGCGGATGCCGTTCTGGTATGCAATCCGGGCTTCCGTGCTGCTGTTGCGGATGAATCCGGCACGGAACGGCGCGCCATCTGCCCATGTGACAACGATGCCGCCCATTCCGTCGGATTCCGTGCGCTTATCGACGATGCAAGCGTCATCGAGAAAATCAGTCCACGCCATCAGCTCACCTCCGTATACATGTGCCTATACGGTCGCAGTTTATCCGCGAATGCCGCTTGCCACGTCACAACGCCGTTGCTCCCGGTTGCGCGCGAATAGCTGTAATGCCCGAACGATTCCGAGGTATATGCCCCCGTTGGGTTTTTCGTTTCGTACTCCGCGCATTCTTTTACAATTTCGATAAACGGGCGCGGCGGGTACAGAAACCACAACGTGCCGTCGAAAGTTTCCTCCCCGTCCGCGTCCTCCATTGCGCCAGAAACAAGGCTGTGAACGCCGTCGTTCCGCGCGCTGCCGATGATGTACACATAGGGCGAACCTACATCAGGAACGATTTTACCGCCCGCGATGCGAATCTCTCCCGCGTACTTGCAGCGCTCAAAAAAGTTGTTACACTCGCGCATTGCCATTTCCAGCGTCACAGCCATGTTTCCACCTCCATTATTAGGTCGCTGCCGTCACCGTCGCGCTGCCGGAACGAATTACGCGGTAGTCGCTGGTGCATTCCGCAACCGTCACCTTCTGCCCGGTCGCAATGGCAAGGTCAGACGTGCCGTCCCAGTTGCTCCAAGTGCGGACATTCTGCCCGTAGTTCGCAGTCGGCGCGGTCGTGCCAGCTTTCACCTTGTACAGGTTGGAGCTGGATTCCTTTGCGGGGCTGACAGTCAGCTTCGTGTTGCCCTTACCCGTGCCGGCAGCGGAAGAAACCGTCAACTGTCCCGTCGCCGCGTCCGTGATGGTTGCAATCCAGATGCTCTGCGGATTGAAAATAACCGGCATGAACAAGCCGGATGCCCGCGTCCACAGAACAACGGGGTCGTTCTCCACCCACTGCGACACCATTACATAGCGGTGCTGACCGGACTGGTTGACGTTGAGACCCGTGTTCGCGGTGTTGACCGTTTCTTCCGGGGTCTGCCCCCACAAGCCCGCGCCGATGCGCGTCATGGCGCTGCCAGTGCCGAGGAACGTCATCTTGTCCTGCGGGAAATAGCGCTTCGTGGTGCGAATCGGTTGCCCGTCCGCGCCGATGCCGCCATCAATGGCGTACTGCAAATCGTTAGTGATAACGCGGTTGATGCCGTACTCCGTGGAAAGGAACGTATCCAGCGCGGCGTTGCTCACATATGCGCCCTCGCTCAACGTGCCGTTGATGCGCTTCTGGATTGCACGGTTTGCCCGCATCTGATTCCGCACTTTGCGACTTGTAACGATGGTGTCAACCGTTGTTCCCGCTTCCTGCGCGGTGTCAGAAACAAACTGAATCTGTGCCGGAATGTCCGCGTCCTCGCTGAAATCGAACGTGAATTCCGTCTGCTCCGGCTTCACGCCATAGTCGATGGTCAGGTCGAGGTCGTTCTCCTTGATGGTCATTTTGCCAGTCGCCAGAACCTCGTTCTTGGCAACCTTGGTGCGCGTCACAACTTGGTCGGCAAGCATGATGCCGTCACGGATAACGTAGTCGTACATTGCGTCATTCTGCACGCCGGAACGCAGCAGCGCACGCATACGCTCGGACTGGTTAATCTTTACTTTAATCAGTCCCTTTTCGATGCTGTGCGTATCGACGGGAATACGGGTGGCGATGTTCGTCCGGCTGTCGAAGCTGTGGAAGTCAGCCATCACGGGAAGCTGGTACTGGTTGGCAATCTCCTGCCACTTAGCCACGAGATTTTCACTGTATTCGTCGGGAAACAGCGCATCAACCGGGTCGTTCGGGCGGCTGACGTTAAAGCCAACGTCCAGCCACTCCTCCTTGGGAATCAGACCGAAAATATTGTTTTCAAAAGACGGAATCTGCATAGTATTCTCCTTTCGTCAGTACGGGCGCACCGTCGCGGCTTCGGCGGCGATGAAATAGAAGCCCTTTGCCGTCAGCGCGCTCTTGGCGGTGCTGTTGATTTCAGTGGGGAGACGGCTCTCGTAAACCGTGCCGCGCGTCACGACGCTGCCGGGCATATCGCCGCTTGTAACGTCCACGTCCTCGTACACGATGCCGACGGCAGTGCCGTCGTTCGCGGGGTAAACAGTCCCCATTTTGACGTACTTCGCGCCGTTTTCGGCGGTGGTAGCGCCCGCCTGCTTAATCTGCTTGGTTTCGCGGATTGCGTCTTCCGCGTTTTCGAGGAAATAACCGGGCTGGTAAACAGTCCCGATTGCCTTGCTGGTAAAACTCATTTGTTTGCTCCTTCCGGCGCAACTGCGCCATACATATCTTGCGCGTACTTCGCCGCCAGTGCTGCGGCGCGTCCGCTGCCGTGCGTGGCATTGCCGCCGCTCGGCGGGGTTGTGGTAGGTGTACCCTGCTGCTGCTGCGTGGAGAAAAGGTCGCCATACTCGCCCTTGAGCGCGTCAATCAGCTTTTCGCCGTCCTTGATTGCGCCTTTGTCGTCGAGTTCGATGCCATCCAGTCCGCGCTTTGCCATTACAAGGTCGGCAAGTTTCTCCTGCATCCCCTTGCTGGTCAGCAGCTTTCTCGCGGCGGTTGTCAGCGTCGCGGTTTTCTTTTCCGTTTCCACCTGCTGCTTGTAGGCGTCGAATGCCTCCTGAATCTTCTGCGCGTCGCCGCCGCTCTTCTTCGCGTCGGCAAGCTGCTGCTTGAGCGTGTCACGCTCCGTGGTCAGCGTCGCAATCTGCTTCGCCTCTTCCGCGTACTTGTCACGCTCCGCCTTGATGTCGTTGATTGCGTCGCTGTGAGCTTCCACAATCGCGTCAATCGCTTCATCAGGCACATTCAGGGCTTTCAGGTTCTTCCGGGTGAGGATATTCATGATTCAATCTCCTTTACTTCGGGGCGCGGTGCTTTGCGCCTTTGATTGTTTGCGGTTAAGCGGTGCTTTGCTTTTCCGCGTATATGCAAACAGCGCACGGCGGTGCTTTGCCATGCGCTGATGTTGCTGTTATTAGTCCATGTTTTGTTTGATTACATCCGCCATAATGTCCACAAGGCGTTCCGCGTTTGCGGAATCTGCGAACGTGTCCGTCATGAACGGTCTGCCGGGGGTGTATCCTCCCGGCATAACGCGGAACTCGCCTTTGTCTCCCAGCTTTGGAAAGAAAACGGCGTGTCCGGCGTGTCCATCGTGTACATAATGCGCGTACTCAACGTTTGTGCCGATGGTTACTTCGTTGCTATCGGGGTCGATGTCGGCGGTGATGCTTCTCGCAAGGTTGCCAGTGTCGTAGACCTTATGCTCATAGCCAGTAACCATCTTCTCGCGTACCATGCCGACGGCTTCTTGCGCAACCGCCAAAAGTCCGACAAACATCGCCTGTTCCAGCTTCTGATTGATTTCCGGCGTGTGGTCTACAAAGCCGCTCATTCCTTTTCCCTCTTTCGGATGTTGCCGTCTTCGTCCACATACTCGGTGGATAGAATTACCTTTGGCATAATCATGCAGTAGCAATTGATTGTTTCCGCTGCGCTGCCGTTCGGGTCGCCCGGAAAGCGTATGTTGCTGTTCGGGAAGCATTCTCCCTGCTTCGCCATCTTGCCGTGCCGTGCCATGTGTGCCTCGCGACTGTTTTGGAATCGGCAAAACCACTTGTTGTAAACTGTTACACCTTGGTCTGCTGCCTCCTGCGACGCGGCATAACTCGCTTGGCTCTGTGAGCGCGTCCGTTCCGTCTGCGCCACGCGCCGCGCTTGCCACTCGCTCTGTCCTGTGATGTCGCTGATGCGGTTCATCAGCTTCTTTCTGTCCTCGCCCAGCGTGGAAGACAGCGCCAGCGCGTTTTGCAGTTTGTGGCGAATTTCGGTGTTCTGTCCCAGATTTTTGTACGCCAGCTTCGTGAATGCTGTTTCGTTAGCGGCAAAAATCGCTTTGATTTCGCGCTTGTTGGGCTGTGCGAATGACACCTTAACACCCGCGCGGTCTGCTTGCGCCTCGATGACGGTTTGCGCCTCGCCTAAGCTGTCGGCGTACACGTCGCCCATCGTGTTCCGGATGTCGTCGGTTGCCCGTTTCCCTGCCTTGCAGATTTCCTCCATGATGACTTCTTCCACGCGATATTGGCGGATGAGTTCGCGGACAAAACCCGCTTTCCACCGCTCTACCTTTTCCGGCGTGTCGTAGTACGCGGGCGGCTTTATCTTGCCATCGTCCACTTGTTGCTTTTTCCGCAAGAAGTCTTTCAGGCGCTCCGTGGCGATATCAAGCGCCTCTTGGTACATCGCCTTTATACGCATTTGCAGCGCGGCTTCGCGCAAATCATTGCGCTCCACGTCCGTCACGGCTTTTTCTCCCACAACGAATCGTGTTCGTCAATGTACGCAATTGTCCCTACGATGAAGCCAAACCACAAGAGCCAGCCCGGAACGATAATCACGTTGTTAGCTGCCAACACTGCCAGAATTACCATCAGAATCAGAAGCATTCTGTTCGTCCCCCTCCGTCTGCTGCATTGCCTGTTGCGCCATCCGCATACCCAAAAGCGATTCTTCTTCCCCGCGCTTGATAATGTCGTCGATTTCCTCCGGCAGAATCATCGGATTGAGTTTCAGACGCGTCTCCTTGTCTAAATCGCCCTGCGCTGTGTAGATGTTCTGGATAATCTCGCTCTCGTTTGCGATTGTCTGTCGCTTGAAGCGGATTGTCTCCGTCTCGATGCCCAGAATCCGCAGCAGTTTCTGCACGAACTCAAAGCACTGCCATTCGTAGGCGTTCGCCTTCAAGTCCAGATTCGCCATGCTTGCCCGAATTGCAACGTTCGTCAGGCTGCCGCCCGTCAGCTCCGATACATCCAGCGCCATATAATCGCGGTATAGCTGCCGTTCCAGCAGTTCCAGCGCGGTTTGGCGCGCGGCATACGGCACTTCAAACGTCTCCGGCGTTACTGTGCTGGATGACGTGCCGTCGCTGATATTCGTAATCGCTTTTAGTCGGTGAATCTGTTCCAGCATCAGCGCAACCTCGTCGAAGTTGCCCCCGAAGTTATTAAGCACCCAGTAAACATCGTTCGCCTTTTCCAGATTGTTTCCAAAGTCGGAAAGAACGATGTCGTACAGGTCTATTTTTGAGCGAATCGCCAGCGTCAGCTCCGTCTGCTTCTTGTCGTTGGCGTATAGCGGCACAATCGGCAGTGCACTATAATTCTCCTCGGACACAAGGCGCTCGCCTGTGATGTCCCTCGCATACGTCCGTTTGTAGGCGCGTTTTTCCTGCGCCACCTCCAAATTAGAGGCGTTTTCGCGCGTTTTGTAAACCGTCACGCCGTCCGGCTCGAATACACGCGCCATCAGCGGCTTGTCGTCGCCAATCTGCCAGAACTGCACACCAACCATCGGTTCGCCTGTCAGTTCGTCCAGCAGCGCCACAAATCCGCTGTTTTTATCCGTGTACGCTCGCAGTATCTCAACGTGGTCGAGATTCCAATAGCCCCAACACACGCCATGCACCAGCGAATATAGTCCGATTTTCGCAAGCGTCGTATCGAACCCGATGCCTAACTTGCCCTTCATTGCGTCGTTTTCCAGCTCTACACCGTTGCCTAGCAGATAATTAGCCTGCTGCATGGTGAAGCGGCGGAAAAAATCGCTATAAATGCGCTGTCCGGGGACTGCTTCCGTCGCCGTCCCCTTCTTTTTGACTGTTTTCCCGTCTGCGGTTTTTTGCTCCGATTCTGATGTTGTGGCTCGCAGCACGACTTTCGCGGAAACTGTATCGTTCTGCGCTTCATAGTATCTTTGCGCGATTCCAGCTTTGTCGAAGTCCTCGCTGCGTTTGTATGCACCAATAACCGCCAGCGTTGCCTTTCCCTTGTCCGGCTCGTTCTGCCAGTCCTGCCATGTGATTTTTGTGAACATCTGTATCACCCCCCAACATACAAACTCGCGCCGCTCCTATCGAGAATACGGCAGCAGCACGCAGCGCTGTCCGGCGCGTCGTCGTGCTCCGCGTCCTCGGTGTAGTCCATAATCTGCGCGATATAATCCTTGTCCGTGCCTTCCAAAAACACGATATTTCCCCACCACTTTTTGAGGTATGTGCTGATTTTTAGGTACTTGTTCATCTTTTCCGGGTATGCGCGTACTGCCATATTGCGGCGGCGCAATTCCCGCGCCAAATAACCCTTGTCGCCGTTTGTCTCGCAGTAAATCGGCGCGCACATTAGGCGCTCCGTCTCCGATTGCAGTGCTTCCATCAGCGTGTCAACGTGCTTTCGCCACAAACGTCCGTACAAGTACAGCGTGTCGCCGTCCCGCTTGGCACACGTCAGCGCGGTGTAGTCCTCGCCGCCGTATGCAGCATCAACGTGCGCGATGCCGTCCCGCAGCTTTTCCGCTTCCGGCGTAAACGTCGGCGGCGTATCAAACAGCGCATTTTCGGCGGCAATGTGGCGCAGCTCATAGTTCGCGGCAAATAGCGACGGGGACATTGATTTCCGCAGCTCTTCCAGTTTCTCCGGCGCAATTAACCCGGTGGAATAGCAGTCGTGCTTTTCCGGCGGCGCAACCAGCGTGAATGCGTCCTCGATGTGCCAGGGCGTGCCGATGAAGACGATTCGTCCATCGCGCGTGACGATGTTCCGCAGCTCTTGGATTACTCCCTTGGTGCGCTCTCGCTCTGCGCGGCTGATGCGGTCGTTGAGGTTTACAACGTCGTCGCATACAATCAAATCCGCGTGCTTGCCCGTCATGGACGACCCGCAGCCGATGCCGATTAGCTGGTCAGCGCCACGCGGCGAATCATATACGCTCACCGTCATGCAGTTCCCGCCCGATTTCAGCAGCGTCACGTCTTGCTGCATGAGGATTTGCGCCATGTAGCAAAAAGCCTCGTTCGCGAATACCTTTTTCGCCTGTGCGATGCTCTCCACAACGTCGCTGTCGGTTTTTCGCATGAAAATCGCGTTTTTTCCGTGGTTAAGGACGCACCACATTGCCAAAGCGACGGAAAGGCAGGAAGACTTGTAGGATAGGCGATGCGCTTGAAGCGTGTAGTCCTCTGCTCCGAAGATGATGTGCTGCATCCAGCGTCCGTGAAGGTCGTCTGTTAAGTCACGGAATCCGCACATTCTTCCGACGGCGGCGGGATGGTATCGCCAAATGTTCCACACTTCATCCCGCGTCAGCGTCGTCATTTTACTTCTCCCCGCGTCTCTTTCAGCAGCTTGTCGATGTCTGCTTTCGCGTCCTCGGACAACTGCGGCGTTTTGATGTTGACGATGTCACCGGGGTCTTCCCCGATAATCCGCATGATATACTGAAAAGCGGGTAAATTCCCGTCTGCTGCCATTTTGACGGTTCGTCTCACAAGTGCTTCTCGCAACGTCCCGCCATTTTGCAACGGCTCTTCAAGCAGATTGAGCATCAGCTCCTTGACGGTAAAATTTGCTTTGCGCGCCTGCGTTGCTTTTTCGTGCGCTTTCCTCGCGTCACTCGTCGCCCCGTCCTTCCCGCTCCCGAACCTTTTCCCCTTTTGCAGGTTTGCAAGGCTATTAGGATGAGTTCCTCTCGGCATTCATGTCACCTCTTGGGCTGCCTGCGGATTTCGCCTGTCTGCCGGTTGATGGTGTATGCTACTCGGCGCTGGTATGCGCCAGATGATTTCTTCGCCAAAGCCGAACCGTTCCTTAGCTTTCGCACTGAACCGCTTGCCATGCTTTATTCCCCCTTACGATTTTTGGTTTCGTATAGTCTATTGTTTTATACTTGTCAATGAGACTGTCGAACGCTTCCCGGTAGAAGTTGAACAGCCCCTCGTTCTCCTCGAAGTCGAACTGCTCCAGACAAGATGCGCTCCGCAAATTCGCGCTCCCCGTCAGCACATAATGATTCCCCTTGTGCGTTTCCATCAGCAGGATTTTCATGTGTGTGTTGGTGAACGCCACTTGCAGCTTGTTGTCGATGTCCAGCTCTTCGTACAGATACGGAATTAAATCCGTTTTGTAGTGGCTGTAGAAGTAGCCGGATAGCATCAGATTGATTTTCTCCACGTTGCGGAAAAGCAGCAGATTTTTGAAGCTGTCCACGTTGTTTTCCGACAGTGACAACGTTGAGCAGTAGATTGTTTTGAGGTCGATGCCGCGATACATCACAAGCGCTTCCGGCAAGTCGCCAAAAATGAAATTGCCCGGAACGATGCAAGTAGTCCGTGCGTTGCGTTCCAGACAAATTTTTGCGGCAAGGTCGCGTGCATACTGGAAATCTGCCTTGTTGTAGATTGCCGACTTTGCCATCTTGGGCTTGAGGATGCGCGTCTGCTCTTCATCGTCCACGATGGAGAAGTCAGCGACGGAGAAGTCTATGTCGTCGTCAAGTTCGATTGTGTCGGGAAGGTGGATTTCCGGGATGTCGAGGTTGAGGTCGTCGCTCATTTTTTCGCAACCCACCCGCAAAAATTCAGGTGTCGCCAAAACATCTGAATATTTGTAAATCCAGCGCCTTTCAAAAGCTCTTCATTCCATTCAGGTTTCAGGTTCACGAGAACGCCTCTTAAACTTCTGCGTTTTTCGATGATTTGTGTATCGGAATATCCATTCGCACGTTTTTGTGCATAGTAGCAGTCCGTCAGCAAATCGTCCATTTCCGCATCTTCTCCTTGTACTTTTTCAACAAGGATGATTGCTCCGCCTTTTTCCGTGTGATTGTAAATTTTTTTTAGTAGCTGCTGACGTTCCTCGATTGGAACGAACTGCAATGACAAAACCAAAAGCGTCAAATCAGCAATTGTTTGTGGATATTGCTTGGTAATATCGCAACAATACGTCTGCATTGCTCCGCAGCTAATCCAGCCGGAATATTCCTTGTTCACTGCTTCAATCATAGCTTCACTATTGTCAACGAGAAAACTCCGAATACGCGCTCCGTATTTCTGCAAAAACGGATAAATAGATAATCCGTTTGAACATCCAATATCAACAATATTTGATATTTTCCCGTCTTCCCTGAGATATTTTTCGCCAACTGCAAATGTTAATTCGCGCATCTGTACATATCCCGGAATGGAGCGTTCAAGCATATTGGGAAAGCATTCCGCGACATCTCTTCCGAATTGCCATTTTTCCTTTGGAATAATATTGTCGATTTCGCTCATGGCTTTTCTCCTTTTATAATTTATCGAGAATGTTTTCTTTTATTGTTCTCGATATTTCGCGCATCATTATTGGTGGAACCATGCGTCCGAGACGCTCCCATCTTTGCGCAAATGTTCCAGTTAAAACAAAATCGTCGGGTACGCTTGTTATTCTTTTCAGCTCCGCTATTGTAAATTTCCTGTCTTCTACCGGATGGCAATTCCCAGCTGTGCTGGAGTTTCCGGTTGTCTGACATATCGTCGAGCATGGAGCATACAGCGATTCTCTTATCAAATTGAAGTATGAACCATTTGCGACGGAAGCACCAGATATAGGTTTTTTTTGGTTTCTCGATATTTTTTTTAGTATCTCTCCCCATTTGTATTTATTCGCATCCTCGATAAGCTGCTTTATCTCTTTTTCATCGTTTGTAATATTTTTTAATGCGTTCCCAAGCGGCACAATATAATTATAGGGTTTGGGAAAGCAAGGCATAATTCCTATATCGTTTCTTACACCGACGAAAATTATACGTTCGCGGCTTTGCGGAACACCTAAATATTTTGCATTGATTAGCTGCGCTTTTACTTTGTAGCCGCACTGCTCCATGCACTTTATATATTCGCGGAAATATCCGACAGCCGTTCCTTTTACCATTCCTGAAACGTTTTCAGCTACAAATGTTTTGGGCTGTAATCCATTTAGAATTCTAATGTATTCAAGAAAAAGATTCTCTATCTGTTGACTTTTTCCGTCACTATATGCTCTTTTTTTCCCCCATCCCTTTTCGCGCTTTCCCGCCGTGGAAAATGCGCAGCACGGAGGCGAGCCATCGAATAAGTCAAGCTCGCCTTTTTTTAGTCCGATTTGTTCAAGAATTTCCTCCGGCTTTATATCTCGAATATCTCTTGTATCGAGATATGTGTCGTTATGATTGGCTCGATATGTTTTTTGAGCCTCTTCGACAAATTCATTTGCCCACAGAATTTTGTAACCCGCCATTCTATATCCAAGGCAAGAACCACCACCACCGGAGAATGTGCTTACTACATTATATCCATTCCACGGAATTTCATCTATTTCTTTCATAGAAGGAACGGAATAAATATTAGTTCCATTCATATCCGCACCTCGGACATTTATGCTTTACTTCTTCCTCCCCAGTAAATTCCTTAAATGTTTTCGGAGGCTCGTTTTCTTCGATGAAACTATTTAATGCACCGAAGCCGAACTCGCTCATGTCAACATCAACGATTTCCGCCAGCTCTTGGTCGAGCGCCGTAAAATCCCAGCCGCTATCCATGTTGGTTTTGTTGTGCGCCAGAGTGTACGCCTTGCGCTCTTCTTTTGTTAAGTGGTCGAGGCGGATGCACGGCACTGTTGGGATGCCGAGCTGCTTGCACGCTTCCAGCCGCCCGTGACCCTCGACAATCAGGTTTTCCTTGCCCCAGATGCCGATTGGGTCGTCCATGCCGAATCGCTTGATGCTTGCCTTGATTTCGTCGATTTGCTCCTGCGGATGCCTCTTTGCGTTCCTCGCGTATGGCTTCACGCGGTCAGTTGGTAGCATACAATCCGTTTCGACGATTTTGATGCCGTTCCATTCAATCAACAGTTTTCCCTCCTCTTCGTCCGTCGCGTCCCCGCCAACGCAACAAAGCGCATCGCGCATAAATCCCGCCGCCGAAGAGGTAAGAGCAGCACTTCCATAGTCGCCTCTTCCAACAAAAAAGACGCTTGCATTACTGCTCGCGCCTCTCTTGCTGCTTTTTACATTTTACATTATAGCACGAAAATTACTCTCATAACTCTCATTTTTTTATTTCTATACGTTTTTGCTTCTTTGGCATTACCCGCAATGCCGCCTATTTCGCGTTCTAACGGCTTGATTGAATTATGCCGCCTGATTGCTCCAACGGCTCTCAGGCGGCATTCTGTTGCGATTAGGCGGGCTTGATTGCTTCCACCTGCTGCTTGGTGAACAGGTATGCGGTCGTCAGGAAGAACCCGCTGTTTTCCTCCTTGTCCGCTTCCACGTTCTTTTCGTCCTTCTTCTTGCTGGTCTTGGGCTTCCAGATGCTCACGACCAGCGCGGCGTGTTCGCCCTTTTTAACCATGTACCCGTGATTCTTCCACTCGGCGAAGGTGTGAATCGGGAGGCGCATTCCGTGTGAGAAGTAGGCTTCTGCTTCCTCCTGCGTGAAGATTCCCGCTGCGACTGCGGAGTTCGCGATAATCTGCTCGTTCGTCATGGGGCTTTCTCCTCTCTTTTTTGATTACTTAACCTTCGAAACGACTTCGGGTGCAGCTGGCGTATCTTCTTCGCCTTTCTTCCAGCGAACGATGCTGCGCTCGTAGTCGCCATCCATCGTTTCGTCCCCGTACTGCAACTCGTAGCAGTATTTCTTCGTTTCGTAGCACCAGTTGATAGCCAGCTTCTGCGCCATCTTCTCGGTAATGCGGACGCCCTTCTTGATGTTCGCGAACTTCATAATTCTTACCTCTTTCTGTCGGGGGCTTTATTTTTTGTACCGCCCTCCTGACACTATTATTATAGCATATACTGCCGTATATGTCAAGGGGTAAATCACATTTTTTCGAGATTTTTTGCAAACTTTTTTACGCAACCAAAAAAGGCGCACCCCAGCGGATGCGCCCATGCTATTATTGTTTTTTGTTTGTAATTATCTCTCGCCCGACATAGGCGTTTACGGAATCAACGATTAGCTGCGCCACCGATAGCCCGCGGCGCTTTGCTTCTTCTTCCAGCGCCTCTTTGCTCCCAGCGCGAACGTCGAAGCGCACCGTCTTGATTCCTTCTTTTTCGCGATACTTCTTCATCGCGCGAACTGACACTTCGCCTTGGTAGTACTCTTTCCGCATTGCCACAACCCCTTTCGTGGATATTGTAGCATAGGATGATTGATTTTGCAAGCTGTTACTTTCCTTTTCTCCCCGTATAGCCGTTAGGTCAGCTATGTGTCAGTGCCAATCCCGCATGAGGCAGACAGCCCTGAACATCTTATTGTAATAGTGGGCAAGCTCGTTCATAACGTCTGTGCTAATAAGATATCCAGAATACAACACTTTCACGTTGTGGATAATATCACGCAATTCGTTTAGGCTCGTAGCCTTTGCCATCTGACGCTTCTCCGCTATAACATACGCTCGCATCTGGAATCCCTTTCTGTCGGTGGCTTTTATTTTGTACCGCCCTCCTGACACTATTATTATAGCATATACTGCTGTATATGTCAATGGGCAAATCATATTTTTTTCGGATTTTTTGCAAAGAAAAATCGCGCACCTTTCGATGCGCGACCGCCTTATTCCGCGCTCTGGATTTTCCGCTCCGCGTTCCCAATCACGCGGAAAACGTGCTGCTCGGAATACGCCAGATTGTAGCTGATTTCCCGGACGCTCCGCCCCTCCAGATACCGCATCCTCATGCACTGCACTTCAAGCGGACTTTCCAGCGCATCCACCAGCGGCGCAAGCTCTTCGCGCATCCTGCACAACTCATCCCAGATTGCTTTTTTGCGCTCCAGCGCCTCGACGCGATAAAGTAGCCCTTCCTCCGTGCTGTTCATGCTCCCGCCCCCGCGCGGCGCATCGCTGATTGTCCGCGTCAGCTTCTGCGCCCGAATTCGCGCTTGTTCTGCACGCAAGCAAGCCATAGGATACCGCCTGATGAGATACCGCATCCGTTTCAAATCAACCATTTTTCCCTCCCGCAACCGCCCACGATTATTTTACCCCTTCAAACGCCTTTACAATTGCTGTATACAGTGCTGGACGAATCTGTCCGCTCATAAGCTCTGCATACAGCATGTCTTGTACCTTCTCGATTGCTCCGTTTGCCTCCTTCTCGCCGTTCAGCCGCCTGATTGCGTCCTGCGTCGCCCTGACTTTATAGGCATCGTGGCGGCTTTTGCATCCGCGCGAAACGTTCCCCGCAAGCCGCTTGACGTTCTTTTCCAGCTCTTTCTCCAGCCAAAAAGAGTAGCGGATGTCGTCTGTGTCCAGCATTGTCTCACTCTCCGTCCATGTATCGCATAATTGCATCAATCGCTTCTTGGCATCCCTTTGCCACAACGCAGCGGTATCCCTCGGCAGTCAGCATTTTCATGCGCTCTTTCTGCGATGTCGATACCGTCCCGCCCTTGCGCCGCTTCATCTCGATGAAAAGCCCGTGTTCGCGCCCGTTGGAGACGGGCAGGAAGATGTCCGGCACTCCTGCACGCGTCCCGGTTCTCTTCATCCTTGCGGCGGTTGCTTTGGCGCGATAACCGCCGTTCGGGATGGCGAACATCCCTTTCAGCCACGGCTTCGTTGCGCTTTGAGCCTCTGCCCAGCGGAACAGGGCTTCCTGCTCTTCATCTTCCGTCGGGATTACATCGGCATAAAGAGAACGCCGTGTAGTCCGCACTCTGGATTTGTACATTTTACCCATGCGCCTCCCTGAACATCAATCGTAGTGTATCGCTTCATCACTGCGTTGCAAACCGGACAGATTGTCAGTGCGTTCAGCCAATCTTGATTTTCGACCATGTTGCACCTCCTCTCTGCGCCTTCATACACATTGCCGCAACCTGCACAGCTTCGCAAGCCAGCAGTGTAGCTGCCGCCGCTGTTTTGCTTGCGCACATCGTGAATACTTTCTCGTCGTCTCGGCGGTTCGCAAGCCAGACGTCGTTTGCCTTTCGGATGACACGCTGCATCTCTTCTTTCGCTTCTTCGACTTCTTCCCAAATCACGGAGAACGCCTCCGGCATTGAGTTGAACGTTTCTCCATGCTCTTTCTGCGCTCGAAGAAGTTCGGAAAACACAACCGTTACAATTTCATCTTGCAATTCTCTCACAACCATCATCACTCCTTATTGATAAATGCGCAAGCCACGCACACCGTAGCAGCCAGCAAACACAGCAGACCGATAACCGTCATTGTTATCCCCCCAACCACGCCGCAAGCGCATCCGCTCCGGCGTACACAAGAATCGAAATGATACAGTTGACGAGCGACAGCAGAATGTAAATATACCACGGGCGCGTTTCCTTCGCCAGCAGGAAGCCCGTCAGCCCCAGACCAATCATCATGCCTAACAGCACCGCAGCGGGCAGCGTCACCATCTCCATTATCATTCCTCCTTTTCTTGTAGCCACCAGCGCATAACGTCCTCGCTGTCTTTCCATTCGGTAGGCAGACCTTCTGCGCGGCGCTTTCCCAGCATTCGGTCAAATGCTCGGACATACGCCTCGCGAAATTTGGGGTAACGTGCAAATTGTTTCTTTTGCGTCTCCGCCCGTGCCATCGGGCAGCCAATACACCCAAGGCGCGTGAATCCTTCATCATAAAGGCGGCAATGCGGCACTTTTACAATGTCGTTGAGAAATTCCCAAACCTCGTCATCAGTCCAATCGACGATAGGGTTCAGGAGCATTTTCTGCGTCCGATAGCAATACTCCGCCAGCCGTCGGTTCTCGTCGTTGTCCTCGTTCATCACAAGCGTCCCAGATTTGGAAACTTCATAGTCTACGCCCAGCTCATCCGCCTTTTTTTGCGTTGTTTTCGGCTTGCCAGCGATAACCACCACGCCTTGATTTGCCTTACGCCGTGCTGATTCTGCCCAGCGCACGCCCGTCACGACCATCCGACCGTCGCCGTTTGTTTCTTTTAATTCTTCACAGCAATACCGCACAATGCGTGTCGGCGGCATTTTGTTCTGCGAGATCAGCGACCACATGCTGATGCGCTTTCCGTCCTCATCATGCGGAATGTCGAAAATCACGTCCGGGTAATGCTCGCGGATGAAGTAAATCAGCTCCGGCGGGTCAACGCTCGTGACGTGATAGTGTGCTTCAAACTTCACCCCTGCCATCTTCGCAAGATGGTAAATCGCCTGACTATCCTTGCCGCCGGAAAAGGCAAGGAAGTACCCTTCTGGCGGCTCAAATGATTTCAACCGCTGGATGGCAATGTCCAGCTTCGTGCGGATTACGCCGTCCGTTCCGATGATTTGTTGCATCAGCATCATTGGCTTTTTCTTTCGTTTCGCGGGCTTTAGCCGCTTGACGATCGGCACATAGCCTTTGCCAATCCGATACCCGTACAGCCCGCAAGCCGTCCACTGCGCATTCCAATCGGTCGCCGCTGACCCGCTTGTGCCGTATGCCGCGCACTTGTAACGCGCTTTGTTCTTCACGCGAATCCAGAGGTTTGGACAATCTGCGCATTTGTGCGCACAGTCTTTTCCGTACTTGCGGTGCATAGCCGCGATTTTGCGGTCAGCCATCAGCTTTCCTCCCACGGCGTGTTCGCCATTTCTTCCGGCGTGGGCTTCCGCAGCCAGCAGCGCCACGTCTCGCCGTAGGTGTAATCGGCGTACCATGTGCGTCCGCCGTCGAAATACATGCGGTGGCTTTTAGGTTCCCAGTACGTTACCATTCGCGCACGGACGCACGGCTCGTCGTCTCCGTTGTTATCTTCAATAAATGTGAGCATTCCTGCGCTTACCGCAAGTTCTTCAAGGGACAGCACACGGTTTTTGTACTCATTCATCTTCCTTCGTCCTCCCACGGCGTGTTTTCCATTTCCTGCTCTGTCGGTTTTCGCAACCAACAGCGTCCTTTTGACCAATCAATGTTTTCGCTACAGAGATTGATTGTTTCACATTCCCTGACATAAACGTACATATCTTCTACCCATCCCGGTTCAAAGACCTCTCCGTCTCGCGATTCGCACCCTTCGTTGCGACATCTGTACCAGTATCGCGCGCGATTCCCGTCCGTTGCTTGCAAGTTAAAGATTTCGTTTTTTAGCAGCATCTTCGCCCCACAATACGGACAAAACACAGGGAACTTCTCGTTACTCATTGTCGCTTTCCTCCCACGGCGCTTCCGGGAATGGCATCCAGTGCGTGATTTTCACGAGCTTGTCGTCGTCCAGTTCGTCAAGAAACTCCTTTGTGTCTGAGTGAAAATACAACCATGGATAGACCCACCTGCCCTCTGCATCAAATCCGATGACGTGCTTTCTATTCAGCGGAAGCACCTTATCCACGGAAAACCATCCCGGCGCACGGAGATTCCATTTCTTCATTGCCGTTTCCAGCGTTTTTCCTGCTGCAATGGCTTGTCTACACGCAGTGCATTCGCAAAAACAACTGCTGAAAAAATACTCAGGCTCTACCAGTTCGATTTTTCGTCCCCCGCAGAACGGGCACGGTTTCAGTTTATAATCCTGCATTCTTCTTTCTCCTTTCGTCGTTGTTCCACGCTCTCACGGCTGCGGCTCTTGTTTTACCAAGTTCACCGATATAGCCACAGTCCAAGCATCTTACCTCAAAACCGTTACTGCCGAAAAATTTAGTCCACATTTCCACGTACTTGCTTCCGCAATTCGGGCAAGGCTTTGGTTTTACTTGCATTACGCCCATCCCCCCTTAAACTTGTTGATGAAGTACACTTGCCCTTTGCCCGTCACTTTCGGCGTTCGCCGCAGTATTACGCTGCCGTCCGACGTTGTGATAGCCGTTTCCTTTATCTCGAAAAGTCCCATATCCATAGCTCTTTGCGTCGGGCAGTTGTGAAGCTCTCCTTTGCTGCACAAATATCCGTTCACGCGCAGGAGTTTGAACAGCTTCTTTTCGCCGATTTCAACGCCATTCTGCTGCAGCAGCTTCGCCATCTCGTTCACAAGGATGCTTGTTTTGCTTGCGCTCACAGCATCCGCGAACAGCGCCTTTGGCTGCATCTCCTTGATTTGCTTGTCGCGCTGCTCAATCTGTCGCTGGGCAACAATCAGGGCTTTCGCCATCAGGTCAGCGTCGCTCATATCTTCCTGCCCTGCGATGTAGCCGCCGCTCTTTCGGATTGATGGGATGACATCGTGCGTAATCCAGCGCTTGAACTCTTTCGCCTCCGGCTTGCGACTGCTGAGGACGAGTGCGTACAGACCGGGTTCGCTGACGACGGTCACATTTGGATTGCCGCGATTTCCGTCGGTTAAAACGACGGTATTCTTTTCGTCGTCGTCCAGACGGGCAACTGCATCCCGTGCGTTCTTGACTTCCAGCGCTCGGCACACATCCGCCGCCACGAACCACGGCTCTTGTTTTCCTTCTTCGACGAATGTCCGAATGTTTCCAAACCGTTTGTTCTCGAAAACGATGATGTTGTACATGGCTTTCCTCCTTTTAGTCCTTTTTTAGGCAAGTATACCGCATATGCGGCTTGTCGAAGCCCAGATGCACAAGCCCCGTTGCGCCGTTTCTGTTCTTCCTGATTCGGCACGTTTGCCACGACAAACCGTTCGCTTGGCAATTGTGGTACATCTGCCATCTGTCGCTGTTCGCGTCCTGCGGCTCTTCCGGCTCGTGCAGGATGAGAAACACGTTCGCGTCCTGCTCAATCGCGCCGCTATCTCGCGCTTGTGACATATCCGGCTCGCTTCTTGACGCTTTGCCGAATCCCTTCTCACTCTCGCGGTTGAACTGCGTCATGCACAGCAGCGGAACGCCTAAATCCATCGCCATCAGCTTTAACTCGCGGCTGATTTGCGTCACCTCCTCCGTGCGGTTTCCGCACTTCTCGTCTGCTCGCATAAGCTGAATGTAATCAACTACAATCAGGCTCAACCCCTGCTTACTTGCTTTCATCTTTGCCGCTGCGTTGCGGATTTGCAAGGGCGTGACCGCTCGCTCCTCGATGCTGATTGGGAGATTCGCGACAGCTTGATAGCACGGCGTTATGCGCTCGAAATCTGACAGCTCCATTTTGCCAGTGGACAGCTTTTGCAAGTCCACCCCGGATTCGTTCGCCAGAAAACGTGCTACAATCTCTGCCGGATTCATCTCCAAGGACACCATCAGCACCCCGCCGCCGTGTTCTGCGACGTATTTCGCCATGCAGATAGCCAACGACGTTTTACCTACGCCCGGACGTGCGCCGATGTAAATGAGCTGTCCCGGCTTGAATCCGCCGAGCCTATTATCAAGGTCTGCGATTCCGGACATTATGCCGTCTTGCTTTCCGATTGAATCCACAAACGCGAACACTGCGTCTTTCATCGTTACGCCGTCATCGACGGCTGCTGATGATTGCGCCGCTGTTGCGCATTCCGCTTGAAGAGATTCCACCGACGCGCCGGGATTGCCCACGTCTTGCAGAATTTTTCTCGCCAGTGCTGCAAGCTCGCGACGTTTCGCGCACTCCGCCAGAATCGCTATATATTGCCGGGACATGACAGGAGAGATACCCATTTTTACGCATTCCATCAAGAGGGCGGTGTTTTGCAAGTCGCATTGTACCTCTGCGTCCAGCGTTACAAGGTCAACGTTCTTTCCTTGCTTTGCAAGTCGCATGATGCCGCGCTGACAGGCTTGCATTTCTTTTAACCCGAAAATGCTGTCCGGCAGTGCTGCAACCTCTTGTGCGACGATTGCATCCTGCATTGCAAGCCCAATCAGGCTCTTTTCCGCGTCCTCGTTAATGTATGCGTCCATAATTAGCTAAATCTCCCCGCTAATTCTTCCAACTTCACTCGTTCCTCTGGATGCTCTAAAGCTCGTTGCTTTGCGTACTTTTTGAATACCTCCCCGAACGTTACCGACGGCGGCTTGTAGTCGTAATCTGCGCTTGATACTACCGGGTATTTCTCTGCATCAATCCGCGCTTGGCGTTCTTCCTCTTGTCGTTCTTTTGCGCGTCCGTTAATTACGCCTTTTAGGTATCGAATATTCGGTTTTCCTGCTTCCCCGGCGATTTTGACGCATTCCAGAACTTCTTCCGTTCCGTTGTCCGCCACAAGCTGGTTGATATTGTCCATTGTCGCCGTTGTGTCGGGGAATCCTTGCCGTTTCGCTTCGTCCAGCACCTCGTTTGTGCCTTGCTGGATTTCTGCTGCTTCTTCGTCGCTGATGAATGGTGCATGGGTGTGCGATTTGGGCTTCTGCTCTGGTTCGGGGTTGAGCTGTGCCGGTTCAGGCTTCGCCTTTTTCGGGCGACCGCCAGCGCGTCCGGCTTCCGCCCTCTCCTCGCGAATTTTCATCACGCGGTCGAACTCGCGTTTGAGCGAAAGATAGACAAAGATGGCATTCCCTTCCGGCGCTTTGCTTTCCCCGGACGTTGCGTAATTAAGATACGCCTTGATTGCTTTCCCTGCTTCTTCGTCCGTCAGGTAGGAAAAATCTTCTGCCATGATTGTCTGAATCGTCACATACTCAAGCTCCATTTACTTTCTCCCTCCGTTAAAACGGCAAATCCTCGTTGTATACCGGGGTGTACTGCGGCGCTGGCGGTTGCGCTGCTCCGCGTGCTTCCGTCTGCGGTGCATCCTGCTTCGCGCTGTCCAGAAACTCAACGTCCTGCGCAAATACTTCCAGCGTCGCGCGTGTGCTTCCGTCGTTGGCGGTGTATGTGCTGACGCTGACGCTGCCAATCACACACACCTTGCGTCCCTTGGCAAGGTACTTTTGGCACGTTTCCGCTTGTTTGTCCCAAACGGACACGCGGAAGAAGTCTGCTTCCGCCTTTTCACCCGGTTTCGCGCGGCGATTGACAGCAAGCGTGAAGTTGGCGACGCTCTTGCCGCTCTGCGTTGTGCGCAACTCAACGTCCCGCGTTAGATTCCCGATGATAGTCAGCTTGTTCATTGCTTTTCCTCCCCAGTTTGTACAGCTTCGCTATTTTTTCGTCGATTTTTACGGGCTGAATGTGGTACTTTGCATCAAAATCCGCCTGTGCCATCGTGTGGCACTCCGTGTGATGTACCCGGCAAAGCGGTTCACACGTCAGCCCGATATGATTGATTTCCGTACGGTCTGCGCCCATGCCGACGCGCTCCCAGTGGTGCAAGTCTGACGGTCTGCGTCCGCAGACGGCGCACTGCTTGTGCATCACGCAAGCATAGATATACGCGCCGATGTCCTCCGCGTACTCCACAAGCGGCTGTTTTGTCGGAATGTCGTTGATAACGCAGAACTCAACAAGCCAATCAATATAGAGCCGTGCGGTTGTCATATCCACGTCGGACAGGCTGAATGCCTTGATTGCCTCCGCTTGCAGCTTGTCAATCCGCGCTCGCAGAAACTCCGCCTTGAGCATCGTGTTGATGTCGCTCTTGTCGCCCTGCCCGATGTATCCCGTCGCGGCGGCAATCTCGCCAATCAGCGCCCACGCCTTGCGCCGTTGCTCTGGACTAATTGTGCGGCAGTCCTGCCAAAGCACCGTGACGGTATCCGATAGGTTTTCCGCATCGGGGCGGGCAGTCTGGATTGTCAGGCTGCCCGGCTGCTCGATGACTTTGCCGATTGTCGCAATCATGGCTCACTCCACGGCTCGCGTTTGGTTTCTTCGCGTGTCGGCTCTTTTTCCCAGCACCGCCACTTTGTGCCGTAGTCCTCTGTGTAGACGTAAAATGTACCAATGCCGATGTTGTAAGGTATAACGCGCCACGGGTATGCATCCGTTTTCAGCCATGCGCGAATCGGGATGTTGTCTCGCAGTTCCAGCCACACGCGCGCCGTCTTCTTGTTTTGCGCGCTTGCTTCGGCAAACGTCAGAACGCGGTTTCGCTGCTTAGTCGTCATCGTCACTTTCTTCCTCCCTTGGCAGAAATTCTGAATCGCACGTCGGACAACGAAGCCGCGCTACTCTTCTTACCATATCGAGTACAACGTATTTCATTTCATCGTCGCAGTACGGGCATCGCGGCATAAGTTCTTCTTTAGGCATTCTTTTCCCCCTCCCACGGCGTTTCTGTCCTCTCCTGCTTTGTCGGATTACGCAACCAGCAGCGCCATTTTTCTCCATACTCTTTTGTACTATAAAAATCTGCTTCTTCACATATGATTTGCTCGAATGATAAATACCTATCGCCAATGGTATATCCTTCTTTTATACATCCCGGATAAATTAGAGAATCTTTTCCCCATTCGAGCCAGCAAACGCGATTATACCAGTCCTTGTTTTCGGCTACGATTTCCAGCACCTCTCCAAGCGTCAAAACTCGATTCGGCTCTTCTTTCGGCTTCAACTCACGCAAGGCATTCACCGCCTCTTTTTTTGTCGCTTTACCGTACACAAACGATGAATTTGAGCCGCACTCGTTACATGATAAGCTCCCCATCCATCCATTGTCGTCCGTTCGGAAAACATCGCCTTTGTTTGCTTTCATTTCTGCACCGCACCACGGACAGCGTGGGAACTTCCCGATTTTTTCCGCCGCTTTCTCCATGCGTTCTGTTTTGAGTTTGTAATAACGCTCCAGCGCAGCCTTGCGGATTTTTTCTCTATTCGCTAAGTAATGCTTTCGATTATATCCCCGCTGCTGCTCTTTGTTTTTCCAGTAATATTCTCGATGCCGTCTTTGCAGCTCTTCTTTGTGTGCTTGATAGTAAGCCCGCTGATATTCGCGATATGCTTCCCCGCGTTCAGCCATCCTCGTCAACTCGCTTTCCAGTAATAAATTCCGCCCTCGGCAGCGTCTCAATCCATGCGCAGAACGCCCTCCATTCCGGCAGACGGTGATTCTTGCGCTGCTGGTAGATGGTTTTAAGCTGCCGGTAGTTGGTTGTCATCCGCGCCGTCAGCCGCAAGCCAACAGGCACGTTGTAGAGGACTGCAAGATACCGTTCCGGCGTTGGGGCTTCCTTGTACTCCGCAACCAGCTTCTCCACAAGCTCGATTATCTCCCGGCGAACGTAGTCGATGCACTGCTTGTCGATGTCCATGCTCATAATGCGGTGCATTGTGGACTGACTCGAAACGAAGTCCAAAAAGTGATACCGCTCGGCTTCCACCCACGCCTTTACGGTAAACGTGAGGTCGAACTGCACGACAATCCCCGTTAAAAACTGGTCGTGTCCGCTCCCCGTCTGGCAGTTTGCAAGCGCCATCGTCCGCTCTGTGACTTCCGCGCTGCAATTCTCCGTGTCGGTTGCCATCGGATAGCGGCTTGCCTTTACGCTCGACACAAGCCCCATGATTTCCACGTTGCTGACTACATTCATCGTCTTTCCCCTTTCTCGATTTGCTCCACCATGTCAAACGGGTCATCGAAATCCAGCCGGATTCCCGTCTTTTCCAACACATCATCAATCAATTCTGCCGTTGTGAAGTACGCGCCGGGTTGAAGATACTTTTGCGTTGCTGTCAGCATCCGATAAATTCGCTGTGCGCCGAATCCGAACTCTTCTTTCATCGCAAGGCACATTCCGGCGAAAATCATCTTGATTGCGTGGCGTTCTGCATCCTTCGCTCCGCGCTCATACTCTCGTTCATAGCCCCCCCGCGCCCTCATGATGCTCTGCGCGGTGTGGTTTATGTCCCGCGCCGCTCTTCTGCGTTCTGCCCGATTCATTATGATGCCTCCCGGAAATTGGCTTTCACCGCGTCCATCAGTGCCTTTGCGTCCTGCATCGTCATTTCTTTCGTCGGGATGTTGCGGACGATGTTTGCTTCCACAAGCGCGGCGCGAACTCTGCTCAACTCCTGCATATCCATGCCGATGTTGCTGCATTCGCGCATGATGTAGTTCGTCGGCGTTTCTGCCGGGTTCTCTGCGTTCTTTGGCTGCGGCTTCGGCTGTTCGTGCTTCGCCTCGTGCTTGGTTTCGTAGCTCTCGCCGTCCGGGTCGGTCATCTCCTTCGTAGGGATGCAGAACACTTGAAACAGCGCGTATTTGTAAGCAATCGCCATTGCCTTGTTGCTTGCCTTGTCGCCGCTGTCCATGCCCTCGCCCAGCGTCACCGCCTCGACAAAGCTACCATCGGTGGCATAGAAGCGGAACGCGATTTTCAGCAGACTGTAACGCAGTTCTCCGCCTTTCGCCGTTACCTTAATTTCTCGCGTCTGCTCCAAAACCTGCGGGACTGTGAAAATCTTGTTTTTCGTCAGGATGGGCTTCAAGGCGTTCATCACATCGTCGATGCCGCGGAACTTAAAACCCTGCTGCTGGTTGTACTTGTCCTTGCCGATTGCGTAAATGTCCGCCATCGCCGCGCTGATTGCGGCGTAAATCTGCCCGTTTTCCATGACTTATTTCCTCACTATCATGCTTCTCATTCTGTCGGCGGCGGCTTTCCGCTGTTCCTCCGTCATATTTACGCGCTTCGGCGGCGAAACTTTCAGCCACTTCGCCGGGACTTTACAATACAGGCAACCGTGATTTTCCTGCGGCGTTTTCACAATCTCGACTTCCTCCGGGTGTACGTCTCGCAGTCGCATGATGCGTGTGATAAACCATTTTTCATCTGTGGAAATCCACATCGTTTTGTCCGTGTACTCCAAGCACGTTTCCATCGTCGTTCCTCTTCCTCCTGTCAGCACTCGTACCATCTCTGATACTGTTCGTTGATGTACTTCTCCCAGCGCCAATCCTCTCCCGTGCGACTGGCTTCATCAACCCTCCGCACTGGCTTCCTGCACCCTCGCGGCACTTCGTCCGTTTGGCTGCATCCGCAGTCGCAGCGCTCTCCGCTATCCAGATATGCGCCGCACAGGCAGCAGCGTCTTGCCATTTTGCTCACCCCTTCTGCACCGCAAAAACCGGGTCGCGCGGAACAATTTTGATGCCGGGAACGACTTCACCCGTAATTTCGTCAATCGCCTGTCCGTTGTTTTCTACAAACAACCCTTTCAGCGCCGTCCATTTCAGTTTCGGCACATTCTCCACGCAGGACGGCTCATTCTCGGTACACCACGCGATAATCTGCGCATCGTCGCGCTCGTACTCCGGCGCTTGCGCCTTGCGAACCAGAACGCCGCTCGGCAGCTTGTACTTCTCGCTGGTCTTCGTCGCCTTGTGCGGAACGGTGTCAAAGTAGCTTTCCAGCAGGGCGGTGAAGTATTCAATGCTCTGCTGGTTGGACTGCGCCACGCGTTCACTCTGCGCCTTGTAGTAGTCCTTCCACTTCTGCGTGTCGGCTTCCAACTCCGCGATGCGGCGAACCGCCCAGTCTGCCTTCTGGTCGTTGTCGATAACAAAACCCGTGCGTTCTTCCTGCTCGTTCTCCTCGATTTCGTTGATAAACTGTTCCATATATGTTGACTTCCTTTCTTTCCCGTGTTATAATGGCAGTGGCTTGTCGCCCCTCGCGGAGGGGCGTGAATTGAAATTGGAAGGGATACCCCTTATAATTGCGCCCAAACCATCCACGTCATCCCCG